GTATTGGTGAACACTTAAAGAATGCCCCTTCAGTTCAAGTGAATCAACAATTCACGATTCCTCCTTCGATTGCAGATAGATTCCTACTTGGATTAGAAAAAGCTGATGAGGCTCGTAGATTGAGAGCTGGTAGAGAGGTATCTGTTGTCGAATCCAAATAGTCCTAAAGATAGGGATTATATAATTACAGAAGAGGACTATGATCGTCTCTTCTCTACATTTGATGAGATGCGTAAAAAGGCTGACAAGAAAAGAGCTTCTTTATCTAATGAAGAAATACATATTTATCGTGCTAGATGTAAGAGGGATCTTTTCTTCTTAAATACAGCCATTTGTGGTAATCTTGATCTTCAACCTAAATTACATGGTGAATGGTGTGAGTATTGGGAGGATGTATTCTATAATTACCAATTTGCTTTAGGCTTACTCCCACGAGGTCACTTTAAGACTTCAACTAAGACAGTGGTTGATAATATTCGAATTGCTTTACCTTATACAGAAGAAGATAGATTATGTGATGAGATAGCTAGACCATTACCATATCCACTTACTTTAGGTCCAAATGTTCGAATATTAATTGTACATGAAGTTGAAGATGAAGCAGCGAGATTCTTATTTCAGATTGCTGCCAATTTTATGTCTAATCCACTATTAATGGCTTACTACCCTGAGTGTGTACCGGAAAGAGGGAAGCAAGTTATAAACAAAACCGCCTTAACTCTCCCGAGGGATGGTATATTTGGTGAGCCTACATTTGATGCAAAGGGTGTATCAGCAAAACAACAGGGAAACCATTATAATGTTATATCCCCAGATGACATCTATGGTAAAGAAGCTCGTAAATCTGAGGCAGAGAGCCAACAGCGTAGAGATTTCATTGATGGTATATTTGGGTTCTTGAATAATCTTAGTATAGATAAGATTTCTGGTGTTGGTACTAGATATAAGTATGATGATGTATATGGCTATATGATAGATAAATTTGAGGATAAATTATCTGTTTATAGAAGAAAAGTAGTTGAAAAAGATTCTGAGGGCATTGAACAAATCATATTCCCAGAACGTGTTACTCCAGTTCAACTTGAGATTATTAAGAAGAATAAGGAAGTTTACTATTCAGAGTGGTTGAATGATCCAGAAGAAATTGGAGATGGGTTTAATAAGGAGTGGTGGAGGACTTTTGAATGGTTGGATCAGTATAGAATAGCTGTACTTGACGGCAATCCTAATCATCCTTCAGTTGTTAGTGTTAGAGATTGTTATATATGCTTACATATCGACCCCGGAGAAGTTACAGGCGGATTTGTAATCTCTGCTACTGATTATTGGTGGCGTACATTTACATTAGGAGCAATTCCAATCGACTTCCCATCAACTGCTTTAGTTGAATTATTATTTAGTCAATCTGTGAAATGGGGAGTTCACCTAGTTACGATTGAATACGATGCAGCCCAACATCTATTAGGTGATTGGGTTCGTAGTGAAATGAGCAATCGAAATATCTACTTTGAGATTCATCCATATAGAACTAGGAAAATCGCTAAAACTAAGAGGATTGAATCTCTTGGTCAATTATATTCATCTAATCAGCTTTTTCACAATGATAAACAAGAAGAATTAAAGAAGGAGTTTGAGAGATTTGGGAAAACTTCTGATATTCATATTTTAGACGCGTTGGCTCAAATTATGGATGAAGGAGTTCGTAGGAGAGGCTTCCCTCCTGGATCGTATGGTATTATTGGAGTTCGAGATGATTCAGTAGAGAGTAGAGGGGTTGATCCTACAACTGGCTACTCCCAAATTGAATATGGGGGATCTTATTGATGAATAAACCACGCCTTGAATCTGTATATTTTGGTACTAGGGAATACCATTGGCTTGCTGGTGTATTGGAGAAATCTGCTCGCTTTCACCTAAAAGATAGGTGGGAGATAAATGTAAGGAAGATTGAAGGTCATAATCTAAAAGCAGCTCTCTCATCGAAATATGTACGTAAAGAATTATTCCCAAATAATGCTCATAAAGCTCTTGCTTGGTGTGAGATTATAAAAGAAGCTCCTATTGGAGATAGGATTCTCTTAATTGATTGTGATACATTCATTCGTGCCCCATTAGATGAGATTTGGGAGCTTGATTTTGATTATGCTCGTACAACTAGGGATTATAAGTGGCCATGGAACTCTGGGGTAATGTTTGTTCATGTTAATGAGAAAACTAAGAAGTTTTTTGAATTAATCACCGAAGAAACCTTTAAGATGCTTGGTGATGCTAGGTATCATGAGATATATGAGAAGAAATTTGGTGGTATTCACCAAGCTTCTATTGCTGCAACTATTGAGAGAAATCTAATTCCAGGCTTTAAAGTTTTAGATATTCCTTGTTTAATTTGGAATAGTGAACATACACACAGAGGATATGAAGATTTCATTCAGTCTAAGATCGTACATTTACTACCAAGTGGTCGAAAGAAGATATTAAAAGGTGATTCTTGGGCTAATGATAAGAATTGGAGACATATTGGTAAAGAATGGCATAGTTGGGCGGGAAAGATTGTGTATAACTACCGATGGGATGAGGTTGTTTCTAAGTTAGATGAGCTTGGAAATGGTTTAATTATTGCTGAAATTGGTGTTTGGGATGGTTTGATGACAGATAAGGTATTGAAATCTGATAAAATTAGTATGTACCACCTAGTTGATCCTTGGAAAGCGTGTACTCCAAATAGTAGTTGGTGCATTTCTGGATCGAAATTGGCAACTTATAATCAAGTAAAGTTCGATAAGGCATTGAAAACAACTAGATTAAGGATAAAACGCGATCGTAGAGCTAAAATACATCAAATGGAGTCACTTGAGGCTGTTAAATTGTTCCCAGATAATTATTTCGACTTAGTTTTCATAGATGCTGACCATTCTTATGAAGGTTGTAATGAAGATATTAGAGCTTGGTTGCCAAAAGTGAAGGTTGNCGGTTATCTTTGTGGCCATGATTTTGATGAACCTAGATTTTTAGGAATTAGAGAAGCTGTTGAGGGTAATTTTGGTGATAATTATACAACTGGAGAAGATTATACTTGGTTCCACAAAGTAGGAGGTAATAATGGAGGGAAAGAAGAAGTGGAGGAAGAAGGGGTCGAAGTCGGAGAGATTGGTGAAGGAAGCCTTTCACGAAGTGGAGAACAATCCACCATCAACGCTTAAGAAGCAGTCAAAAGAGAAAATGAGGAGACAGAAAATAGCAATAGCCTTAAGCAAAGCTAGAAAAAAGGGAGCAAAAGTATGAAAAAGTTAATTGTTATTCCCGTACTACTCTTTGTTTCTTTAGTTGCTCAGGCACAACCCAATTTCAGAGCACCAAGAAATACTAGAGTTGTATTATTACAGCAAGTTCCAGACTCCATACAAGTTGAAGTCTCTTGGAATCATTCCACTCCGAGATCTCTTGTAAGAGGTTATATTGTAAGTGTAGAAACTCCTTCGTGGATTTTATCTGATACAGTGCCAGCAGATCAGAATGCAGATTCGCTATGGATTCATCGAGATACTATAGATGTTTCAGTGGAATTTAGAGTTATTGCTCTAACAGATGGTGATCCTGTTGCTTCACCATTATCTACCTTTACCATACCTGCAAGTACAGTAGTTACAGCGCCTGGGAATGTTCAAGTTAAGATAATCACCTCTATTGGTATGTATCCTGATTCTATTTCTCTCGCTGGTTTAGAAAGATATGATACAATACCTAGTATTGGAGATTCTATTCATTTCCTTCCAATTGGTTGGTTTGGTAAAATATCAATGGTTTGTGGTAGTTTAGATACTGGTAATAGAGGATGGATTCAAGTTGAACCTAAAGCCTCTGCTCAACCATATGGCTGGTATATGACTGATGGAGGGGCATTTATACCAGATAGCGGGTGTGGTTGGCAAAATTCATATTCAACAGATCGTAATATTGCAGATGTAACATTTAGTGACGTAGGAATAACACTATGATTGCTCCAGCAAATATTCGTTTACTGCGTGCTACCGGCCTTGATGATGATGGAATATCAGGAGTAGCAGGTGAAATAGGAAGAATTTTAAGTAATGGTATTCCTAATTCTTTAACTTTTGATGATATTCAAGCTGAGGCAGTATTTACTGTATTAAAAGTATATAGGCGTAAGCCTGATGCTACAAATGCTTATGTTTGTGTATCTACAAGACACAAGATATTTACTCTCATAAAGAATGAGAATAGAGAATTTTTTAGATATAATGATCTCCCAATAGAGAGAAATGGAACTGGTTGGCCATTTAGAACTAGAATAATGAGACTGCCTTTGGTGGATAGGGAATGCGGAGATTGTGGTATTTACATGGCACAAATCAATCCTTCTAGATACTATTGTGATGATTGTTCTAAGGCGAGAAGAAGAGAAAAACGGAAGGGGTATGATAAGAAGCGGAGAACAAAGGCTTGTGTTTCTGACCCCGTTACACAAGGAAGTAAGTATGAAACGGGAAGAGGCGAAACTGCATGAATCTCTGTATTATACATTACGATAAGGACAAGAATCCATGCACAGACGCCTAACGACGGGAATGAGGATTGAGGGGGGTTATAAGTAAGAGGACCTCAAACTGGGTTGAAATACTCAGCATCTCTTGTCCTTAAGTATAATAAAGAGATGAGAGGGCTTACTTAAATTTTAAAAGGAAAAGGGAAACAAAAAAATGCCGTATCCAAGAGAAATATACTTGGGTGAAGTGAGAGAAGCTGAGTTGGTTCAACATATTGAGTCTGAACTAGTTCAATATTATATGGATACGAGTGAACATCTTGATGATTTAATTCAATGGCAATCTGATTACTGGGCTAAACCTACAAAGAAGCAGGCTATTTTTCCATTTAAAGGAGCTTGTACAACTGTAATTCCTGTTACAGCTATTGCTGTAGAAGCAATTCATGCTAGAACAGAGACACAATTGTTTGGACAACAACAGTTAGTTGCTGCGCAGTCTATTTCTAATGAGTGGGATGAGGCCCAGAAGCCTCTTGAAGATTTTATGAATTATTATTTATTTAGGAAAATAAAGATTAAAAGTGAACTTTCTTCTTGTTTTCTAGAGGCTGAAAAATTTGGTACTATGATTGGTAAACCTGGTTATGAGAGAGTTGTTAGATATGGTGCAAGAGAAATTAATGGTGAGGAGAAAAATTTCTCAGTTGTATACAAAGATGGTCCTTGTTTTGATGCAATTCCTGATTCTAGATTCCTTTATCCTTATTGGGCTAAAGATGTTCAATCTTCAGATTGGGTAGGGGAGGAACATAGTGAATCTCCATATTATATTTATCAAGCGGAAAAAGCAGGATTATTTAGAGAGGGTATATATGAGGATTTAATGATATATATGGAGAATCAGATGTCAGGTTCTCCTGGTGATGATGGTAAGAAGTTTGATCGTAGCCAGATGGATTTGGAGCATACAAAATATAGTATAGGGAAAAATCTTGAGTGGATTGAGTTTTGGACAGCGTGGGAAGTGGATAGTAGTGATGTTAAGAAAGAAATAGTTATTCATTACCATAGAGATTCTCGTAAAATTATGTCGATTAGATATAATTATTTATCTGATCTTCGTCGTCCTTATCGTATAGGTAAATATTTCCCAGTAGAACATAGAAGTCGTGGTATTGGTATTTGTAAGATGAATGAGCAGTTCCAGCGTTCTATTACCACTAGGCATCGTCAGTTTGTAGATAATGCTACTCTTGCTAATATCAGGATGTTTAAGATTCATAAGTTATCTGGATATGGAAATGGCGAGCCTATCTTCCCAGGGAAGATGTGGTTCTTAGATAATATGGATCAAATAGATACAATACAGATGGGTGAGGTTTATCCCTCTGCTTATCAAACAGAACAATCCGATGTAATTTATTCTCAACAGAGGACTGGAGTTAATGATGTAACTCTTGGTATGCCTCAAGTTGGTACTCCAGGAACTGCAACTTCTGATTTAGCAAGAATCCAAGAAGGAAATAAGAAGTTTGATCTGTGGTATATGAGGGTTAGAGATTTTGGTGATGAAGTTATTATGGATATTGCTGATCTATACCAACAGTTTGGGCCAAGGAATCTTGAATATTTCTATACGGCTGCTGGTGGTGAAATGGTTAGAGCATTTATGCAATTACCTTCATCTTATATCAGAGAAGGGATTATTATTAATCTGAAAGTGTCATCTCAAGTTCATAATAAGGTTCTTGATCGTCAAAATTGGCAACAAATTGCTGGATTTTTGAATCAATATTATCAAGGTTTAGCTCAATTAGCTATACCTCTTGGTAACCCTCAAATGATTCAATTGATTTTCACTAAAGGCTTAGGTGCCTTAACTGAGGCTATGAGACAGATTCTTGAGACATATGATGTTAGGAATATTGATAGAATTATTGTAAAAGAACTTGATTTGATGTTAAAGGGTCAGATTCCATCTATACTTGGAGGAGGTAATGGACCTCTCCCGCTACCTAGTGGAGCCCAACCAAATAATAGAGTTACAGGAGCTGGTGAAGCGACCGGAATGGAGCAACTTTTATCACTTATTACAGGAAATAGAGAAGGAGGTGGCGGAAACGGTTCTAGAATCTCCTGAAAATAAGTTTATAGAAAATAAACATTTTAGGAGAGGTATTAAGTTTGTGTTGGATTTGGTGGAGTCTTTAAACCCAACTAAGTTACAGGAGCTAAAGAAAGAAAATGAGCACAAAAGAAAAGGAAATTCCGAAAGTGGAGGGAACACATTCGGAGGAATCAATCCAGGAGACGAAGTCCCAAGAAGATCCGCCTATTGAGGTAACAGTAGATCCAAATTATGTATCGTCTCTTGAACAGAGATTAGCAGAACAGCAGGTTCAGTATCGTAGGTTAGAGAAGTTGATTGATAATGTAAAACAGAGTAAGGAAGAAGTTTCTGCTCCGACTCCGAAATCTAGAAATGTTGAAGAAGAAAGAAAAAGTTTTTATGAAGATCCTACTGGTGCTCTTGATGCTAGGGATGATAAGATTTTGAGGCAGATGGAAAAGATGTTAGAACCTATTAAGCGTGTTGCTTCTTCATTTCAGAATGATAGTGAATATAGGAATTTAAAACTATTGATTAAACAAGATCCTTATTTTGGAAAAGGGATGAGAGATCCTGATGTTGAATCTGCTGTTGATACTATTATGAATCAACCTGGGGTTGAGATTAATGAAAATAATATTAAATCTGCTATCTCTCAAGCTGTTGGTATGAAACAAATGGGAATG